AGCGGAGGAGCGGCTCGCCTCCCGGGACTTCCTGCATCGTCCGATCTTCCTGCGCTTCATCGGGGCGATTGGGAGCGGAAAGACGCGCCTGGCGTGCTGGACACTCCGGCACGCCTACCTGGGGATGCTCCCCATCTGCAACGCCGCGGTCAACCCGCTATTTGTGAAGGCAAGTGACCTGGTGGAACTCCGCTTCCAGAAGCGGTTTGGGGAGGCAGACGAGGACGACGAGCGGGCGTCTGCGGTTCGGGACCGTCTCTTCAGCTCCGCGTTCCTAGTGATCGACGACGTCTCTCGAGTGGCCGGTTACCGCGGGGAGGAACTCTTCGTGGAGCACGTGGTGGAGCGGCGCTGGGAGGACCTCCGCTCGACGGTCCTGACCATGAACTCCAACAACTCTCTCAGCGTCAGGTTTGCAGACTTCCTTAATTACTTTGATGAGTTACCACTGGTTGGGGGGAGCAGGAGGGCGCGTGACTAAGGAGTCATCAGAGCGACTGATCCTGGATGTCCACGTCGAGAACGAGCAGGTTGTCCTGGCGGCCGTCATCCTCGACCCGGGGACATTTCGACGGGAGGTCCCCGGTCTCCGCCTGGAGTGGTTCAACTCCCCGAACCACCGAGACATCGTCCGGACCCTCCGGCAGATCCTCCGGGGCGGCGGCGCGTACGCGGCGGACACGGTCGTTCACCTCTCCAACGGGGCGGTCAAGCTCGAGTACCTCCGCGGACTGGAGGACAAGTTCTCACCCCTCCCGGCGGAGAACTTCTCGATGCATTTGGGCATCCTCAAGCGGGACTCCGCCAAGTTTGCCGCCAACACTCCCTTCACGGCGCTCTACGGGGACCTGGACGACCCCCACGCGACGCCGGAGGAGGCGGCGGGGCACGCCCTCGACGTTCTGAGGTGCCTCCGCGGCGGGATTGCCGGGGAGGCGCGGTGCAAGCGCGGGCGGGCGCTCCGGGAGGAGTGGTTCTCCGACCTGTCCGACGTGCGGACGGGGAAGGACGGCAACTTTGTGCCGACCCACTTCTCGGAGCTGGACGCCTTCCTCTACGAGGGGCTGCGCCCGGGGCGCGTGGTCGTTGTCGCCGGTCGCCCGGGGATGGGGAAGAGCACCTTCTGCTCCAACCTCACGCGTCGGCTGGGGAACCACGGTCGCCGGGTCCTCTCCGTTCCGGTGGAGGCGGGGACGATGTCCGTGGTGGAGCAGATGGCGTGCGCTCGAGCGCAAGTCGCGGCGGAGAAGGTGATCAAGACGCCGGACCTCCTGACGGACCTGGAGATGATGAGTCTGCGGGCGGCGGCGAAGCTCATCCTGGACAGCGAGTACCTGGTCTTTGACGACGAGGTGGCGAACCTGGATGAGTTGGAGCTCCGGGTGGAGGAGGAGAACTTCGACGTGGTGATCCTGGACCTGTTTGAGTACCTGATTCAGGGGGAGGTGGACGCCGCGCGGGTGACGGAGGACCTCCGTCGCCTGAAGAAGCTGGCTAAGCGCCGGAGGTTTGCCGCCGTGGTAGTCCAGCAGATCCGGCGCATCAAGCGGGTCAAAAACCCGAGACCGCAGCTCCATGAGCTCAAGAATTCCGGTGGGTACGAGGAGGTGGCGGATCTGGTCCTGCTCCTCCATCGTTCGAAGTATTACGACCCGGACTCCGAGGACTCGGACGTGCTTGAGATCAAGGTGGCCAAGCAGCGGCGGGGACCCCAGAACGTGACCGTGGGGTATGAGTTTGAGCCGGAGATCTGCCGGGTTGGCAAGTTCACAACGGACCACTCCGGGGGGCGCGGGTGAGCTCCCGGCGGGAACTCGAGCGGGAGCAGCGCCTGCTGCGTCACCTCGATCTGGAGGAGGTCCTGGAGGAACTTGGCCTGGAGGTCCTCTGGCGCAACGGGTCCGACGCGTACCTACTCTGTCCGGACCCAAATCACGTGGAGGGCAACCCGTCGTTCCACGTCTGCGTGGAGGACGTCTACGACGCGCGCGGACGGGCCCATATTGGCTGGTTCAACTGCTGGAGCCATCCCGGTGGGGACCTGCGCTCACGCAGCTTCCTGGAGCTTGTGGCACGTGTCAGGAGTGACGTTTGGGGTGAGGACCGGTGGCCAACGGAGGAGGAGCGGGGGGCGGCGGCTAGTTGGCTCCGGCGGAAGTTTGTCCGCGGCGGGGACGCTCAGTCCGACGAGGACGCCCGGATGACTCCGCTGCGTCGGCGGGACGCCTTCCGTCGGCAGGTGGACTGGCGGGAACTACTCTGGCCGCCGAACTTCCCAATCCGACGCGCGCGGAGGGAGTTCCGGGACTACCTACTGAGGCGCGGTGTCTCCCTCGAGCGGGCGGAGGAGCTGGACGTTCGTGCGGTCCCGTCGTCCGGTGAGGTACTCCGCGGTGTGCTTCGGGAGACGGCGCCGGGCGTGCTGTTCCCGATCTGGGAGGGTGGGAAGCCGGTCAACTGGTACGTCCGTTCGATCTTCAAAGTTCCGTCCAGGGTGAAGGGGAGGTACTGCCCGGGCCTCCCGTTTGTCAAGGACGCCGGGATCATCTGGGCGCCGGACGGCGTGGACGACACCCGTCCGGTGGCGCTTGTCGAGGGAATCTTCGACGCGGAGCGGGTCCGGGCGGTGATCCTCCGGAATCCGGGGCTTTCTTTCGTTCCAATGAGTAATGTGGTGGCGGTCCTCGGTGGGAGGATCTACCCTATGCAGGCGCGACGCCTCCGAACGGTCCCCGCAATCCTCCACCTGGCGGACGGGGACGCCGGCGGACTGAACCTCTTCGAGACGGTGGAGGGGGAGCTTGGCAGGTTCACTAGACTTGAACTCCGGCAGATGCCGGAGCGGGCGGATCCGGGGGATGCCCCGGAGGACGCGATCCTGGCGGCGCTCAGACCACCGGAGGACGTACAGCTGGTTTCGGTGCGCTTTCGGGTCCCACCGCGGAGGACCGCCTGATGACTGACAACGGATCCGTCGTTCAGAGGGTTCCAAATCGGGCCTTCGTGGGGATACCGGAGATTGCCCGGAAGAAGGGCGTTTCGCGCGTGGCCGTGCTCTACGCCATTCGGACCGGGAAGCTCCGGGCGCACCGGACGCCGGGCGGGCGTCAGTGGTTGATCCACGTGGACGACGCTCGCGCGTACATCTCCACCCCGGTCCGCGGTCCTCGTAAACCACCCTCGTAAACCACCCTCATAAACCCTACTTTTAACCGGTGAGAAGAAGATGCACCTCCCCTCATTTTTCCTCTGGACAAATTGTTTCTATCTGGTAAGATGATACATGAACACGGAAGTCCCAGAAAGGAGTCCTAAAATGAGGAACTGGAGCACCTACCAAGAGGAGATCTTCACCGCGGTCGAGACGATCCACGCCGGCGGGCGGGACCTGGTGGTCTTGGCGCGCGCGGGGACCGGGAAGACCACGACCGTGATCGAGGCGGTCATCCGCTACTGCCGGAGGAACGTCGGGCGGAAGGTCCTCACCTGCGCGTTTAACGTGAAGAACGCCAAGGAGCTGGACGCCCGTCTCCAGGAGGCCGGTCTGGACTGGAAGACCGCTTCCGCCAAGACGCTGAACGCCGTGGGTCTCGCCACGGTTCGGAAGGCGTGGGGGAAGGGCGTGCAGGTTGACGCCAAGAAGGGCAAGGAGGTGGCGAAGGAGGCGTGTCGTCAGCTGGCGGCGGTTGCGCAGCGGGTCATCACTCCAGCGGGGAAGGTCCAGCGTCTGGCCACGTTGGCCAAGATCACCCTGATGGACCCGGCGGACCTCGACTCGATTGAGGATCTGGCGCGGAGGTTCGCGGTGGGCGACGAGGACGCGGAGGTCGACGCGCTGGCCAGGCTCGCCGCCCGGGCCATGGAACTCTCCGCGGAGGACCGCTCTAGGGTCGACTTCGACGACCAACTCTGGTTTCCGCATCACTTCAGCCTCACGCCCTGGCAGCACGACCTGGTGGTGGTGGACGAGGCTCAGGACATGAACCCGTCCCAGCTGGCCCTGGCCCGGAAGTCCGTGAAGCGGGGCGGGCAGCTCATCGCCATCGGCGACGATCGCCAGGCCATCTACGGTTGGCGCGCGGCGGACAGCGGCTTCCTCTCCCGGATGGTCGAGGAGCTGAACGCCCGCACCCTCCTCCTCCCCCGCACCTACCGCTGCGGGACCTCCATCGTCACGGAGGCCAAGCGTCTTGTCCCGGACTACGAGGCGGACGTGAGCAACCCCCCGGGGATCGTGAGGAGCACCTCCTCCGCGAAGATGCTGGTTGAGGTTGTCCGCGGGGACTTCATCCTCTGCCGCGCCAACGCTCCCCTCCTCCCCATCTGCCTCGAGCTGCTCCGGAATCGGATCCCGGCGGCGATTCAGGGGCGGGACATCCTGGGTCAGATCCTGGGGATGATTGACAAGTCACAGTGCGTCACCACGGCGGACCTGGCCGACTGGCTCCATGACTACGAGACGAGGGAGCGCGGGAAGTTGTTGGATCAGGACGCGGAGGAGGACCTCCTCCAGGCGCTGTCCGATCGCTGCGCCTGCCTTCGAGCCCTGATGCCGGAGGCGGACAGCACGGCGGAGCTCAAGGAGCGGTTGGACGAGCTGTTCTCGGACACGGACGACGCCTCCCGCGTGACCCTCTCCACGGCGCACCGCGCCAAGGGACTGGAGCGGGATCGCGTGTGGCTCCTCCGGGACTCCTTCCGGGAGGGCGGGCAGGAGAGCAACTGCCTGTACGTGGCAATTACCAGGGCGCGCAGTGAGCTGGTCTACGTTTCCTGATCACTTGGACGGGGGAGGAGGTGAAAATCCTCCTCCCCTCATTTTCTCCTGGACATTTTGTTTCTACATGGTAATATGAGAGTATGAACAAAATAACGAACAAGAAGAAGCTCACCGACCACCAGCTCCGTTACCTTCGCCGCCTTCGTCGCGGGGAGCGGGACTTCCCGGCATCCGCCAAGATGCGGGACGCCCTCCACTCGCTTGGTCTCTTGACGCTGGAGCCGGGCGGGCCATCCACCCTTCGGGACGTCTTGACTCCCGCCGGGGAAGCGGCCGCGGACGCGGGGATGCCGGCGAGGGTGCCGTCATGAAGCGCAGGGTGAAGACGTTGGCTCCGGTTGGGAAACCCAAATATATCGGATACATCCGAGTGAGTACAGAGGAACAAGCGCGGGAGGGGGTCTCCCTGGAGGCGCAGCGGAGGAAGGTTGAGGCGTACGTCTCGTTGGTCGACGGGGAGCTGGTGGACGTGCTCTCCGACGCCGGGCTCTCCGGGAAGAACCTGGAGCGGCCGGCGCTCCGTGAGGCGCTGGACCGCGTGGAGGCGGGGGAGGCGGACGCCCTGATCGTCTACTCCCTGGATCGGCTCTCCCGCTCGACGCTCGACTTCCTGTCCGTGATTGCGCGCCTCCGGGACGCCGGGCGTGGCTTTGTTTCCGTTCGGGAGCAGATGGACACCTCCACGCCTCACGGGCGGTTCACCATGACAATCCTGGCGGCGCTGGCGGAGATGGAGCGGGAGATGATCGTCTCCCGCTGCCGGGAGGCATCGACGCTCCTAAAGCGGACGGGGCGGGTCTACGGGCGGACGCCGTTTGGGTTCTCCCGGGAGGGGGATCGCCTGACGGTGGACGTGGATGAGAGCGCGTCCCTCGCCGTCATCGAGGACCTCCGGGCGGGAGGGGTCTCGTACGGTGGGATCGCGGAGGAGCTGAACCGCTACGGGGTGCCACCAAAGCGGTTCAG